CACAAAGTTAGGAAAACCCTAACATCCCAGGCAGAAATCCTGCCAAACAGACCTAGTCAGGTCTGGGGAACCGTGGTATATGGATATTAGTAACCACATACCCCCCTTCCTTTACAGGAAGCCCACTGAGTGTCTCCCGGCCATCCACGTGTCTAGCATTTTTCAATGCTTCACGCAGATTCCGGTCACTGACATCAGTGCTGTTAGCCTTTAAAGAGGCTACCAGCTGCCCATCTGGAAGATCGAACTCTAACTCGGTTTGACACCGGGCCAAAGCTTTGATCTGCCAGCACTCCCACCCGTGAGGGTGTGAGTCCAGACGGAGCTCGTCGACGGGACCGATAAAGGCCCCATCGCCGAAACCGTCAGGTAAGCGTGGTTTACGCCAAGAGGATGGTGCAAGATTCCGAAGGGTTGTAAGGCCCTCGGAAAGCTCTAGACCTGCTCTATCACCCCAACGACGAAAGTTGTTGTGGCAAAGGAACAAGCGGTCGAGCGTTTGCACTTCTTTCCTGACATAAAAGGGCGTAACTTCGATCCCGTTAAAGTAGTGTTTACCACAACTTTCACGGTACGGACCCTCGGCCCACGATTTGGTTGGATTGGGTGTGAACCCAGCCTCGCCTAGCCGTTGGCAAAAGGTTTCGTAGAACTGTGTAGGTATGACAATGTCATCTCCATACACACAGATCGAAGGATCCGTCTCCTCACACTTAAAGGGGCGGCATACCTCCTGGGCCATTGCCCAGAATATGAGCGACTCAAGCTCAAAGGTATAACCGTTACCCATGGAGGAGAACTTCTGGTAATTGAGTAATTCACCAGAAGGAAGAACACCACTAGGCGAGCGGCACTGCTCAAGTGCCTCTAACCAAGGGTAAGGTAAGAGCCAACGTACGACCTCGGCGGATACGGTATCGCTTGCCATGGATAAATCCACGGTAGCTAACCGCCCAGTAAGACTGCCTTCAAGAGCAGCCCGCTGGTTTAAGCTTTGATCGTTTAGTCGAACCCCAACCCTATGTAGCCGACTTCGGATAGTTGCTCCAAGGCCCTTCTGAATATAGATATTCATGCAAGGTTCCTTGGCTATCGTACGGTCGGTTTTATAGTTCTTCGGGACGGCGATGATGCTGTTTCCTTCCACAATCTTACAAAGATTGTGAGGATCCGCTCCTCGAGAGAGGACTATCTGGTTCCAGATAGGCAACATGCGAATTGCGCATGTAGCAAGGACAGCATTCCCTAAGGTGCTTTCCGGGATACCGGAATATTTATAAGCAGCATAGCTCTCCACTCTGGTGAGCCGAGTTGTTGCACCCGGGCCAAAGCTGAAGTGCTGCGCACACGAGTCCCAGTTGAACGGACCAAGGACCTCGCGGATTCTGGCCCTAACGCAGACCCAATAAGGGTCCACGTTGTCAGGCCAATCCCAAAGGGCAACCCTCTGATTCGTCAACAAACAGGATCGTTCGGCGTCGTGGAATCGCTTCCACGTCAGTGCTTCCTTTTCAGGTGACGGAGTTCCGTCATCGTACTTAGAAAACACTTCCTTTAGGAGAAGAGAGCCTCTAGCAGCCTCAAGACTGGATAAGTCTAGAGGTGTTTCTCGACCAAGAACACCAACTGGCGATATGCCGGTGGTGGTGGCCAAGAGCGAGAGGAACTTCTCATTAGAGAAGCCTATAGCACCAATGCGTCGTTTACGGCGCATAACAACCTCTTAAGGTTAGGAGATACAAGCAACTAGGTCAAATGACCTTAACAATCGCCTGCAGGAGAAACTTCAAGCCGGTGATAACGAGCCAAAACAAGTAACCCACAAGGGTTAACAATGCTGCGGCTCGAGTCCACCCAAACTGTTGACGGTTACCCATCAATAGAATGGCTCAATGTTTTCCACCGAGGACTTCACGGACGCATTCGCCAAATAGTTGGCGACATACGCAAGTTGATCCTTCCGGTTCTGGAGCGTGCTATCCGGATGAATGTTCAGGACAACCTGAGCACTATCGTATCGGATGACCTGGTCGACCGAATCGATCGTGGCCACAACGGGGAATTTAAACCCCATCGTGATACGATTGACCGTTCGATTCCCATTCGGCTCCTCCACCTCGTGAGAGATGGTTCGGAAACCGGCAGGGATACTGGGAGACCGGTCCGCGAACTTTGCCAACGACCCATCAGTAGTGACTGGGTTGAAGGTGTGCGCGACCGGAGTTGTGGCACCATCATTGATGGTAAGAGCTGCAATTGCGGGCATTTTAGTGCCTCCAGAGGTTGATGTTGATTAACGACGTTGGCCGAAAACCTGCGTAAGCAACGCAAGTCCATTAGCCATGTGCAAGAGACTCCCTCCGTCCTTTAAGGAGGGGAATTGTGGAAGGGGAACGGTGTTTGAAACCGATCGCTCTAAGTACACAATCCTTTTCTCACCATGATAGTGAGACTCTAGAACCTCGTTGAAGAAGTCAGGTCGTGAGACCTTCTCCGACACCGAGTCATCCCAATTTGCTTTAACAAAATAGGAGGTGCTGCAACCGAGGATTTGGAAACCCAAAGTTGCATCCAGAGATTCAAGCCAGCCACCGATTGGTAGAAACCAATCGACGACGAAGCTGAAAGGAACCAATTCCCACGCGATTAGCGCAGGGTTGGTAAGTCCCAATGCTCCTAATGAGATTAAGACCTCATTAGCGGGCTGAGCATCGATGCGTACAAACGCACCCCGCTCAATCCGCGTCACAACGTTAGCCCCACTATAGTAGAATGGTGCCTCACCCAGCTTACAGCCGAGTAAAAGCACCTTAGTGGATCTAGCGCTGCCCTTTGCTACGACACTCCAGTCTTTCTTGTCACGCTTGCTTAAGGCGTCACAAGCTCCGTAAACATCGGAGAGCAAAGGTTTCCATCCATATTGGAGTTCGAGCCACTTTTGAGGGACGGATCCCCCGCGAGGCTCTCGCTTGCCATTGGCAATACCGAGAGTGCGCATAGCAGAACGGATTTCTCCGCGCCGCAGTTGACGCAGGCTCTTAGCCAAACGGACAGTGGTATCACCGACCAATCTCGCAGTGAGCTTCCTCTCTGCGAAGGCCACACCTAGGTTGATGTCCGACGACTTCAGCTTGTTTCGTGCCTTTATAAGGGCACGGTTAACTAAGCCTTCGTCGTCTGCAACAGCAGCCGCTTCGGTGCAGCACAGGTCGTAATGGGTGTTCCCATTAAACCAGGCTTGGTTGGGGTCAGCCCCTACAAGACCAGTGCACGTAGACGACACGAAGTCGTTTTGATACGAGCACTTGCCTTCCTGGCATGTGATGAACAGGTACTTGAAGTTATACCCCGTTGGGGGTATCCAGCCTTTCGGCTTCCTCCGCCGCATCCCATTTGAGCGCTCGTAGGCATAGGTAGCGTACCCAGAATTGGTTGAACCATTCTTGGTAAACGTCCCCATTGTCCACGAGTCCCAATCAGAGCGCGGCATTGGACTTCAGGAGCAAGCCCCTGTCCTGCTCCCTCAAACGGCGTTGAGCCGCAAGAGAGAGCTTCCTTTTCCTCGTCTTAACGAGGACAGGGCTAACAAAGCCCTGACCATCCACGCAATTTGCATAGGAGAAATTAAACCTCGACAATTCCCACAAGAACGGAAGCGGCGACCAGCGGTACGGGATTAACTCCCATACTAATGATTGCCGGCCGGATGAGGGTTTCATAGAGGATCTCCTACGGTTGAGTGGATGTGAGATAGAGGATGTCAGACGTGACACCTTAAAGACCCTAATACCGGCAATGCCGGACACTAGGGGGGGACGACGG